CTTTTGACATGTCAATAACCGTGTTGAGTGGAGGCGCTTAATATGATTGTAGGTACAGTTAAAAAAATAATTATCGGCGGGATTACTTACGCAGTCCCGGCAGATGTCAATTTGACAGTCAATTTGTCATCTTATGTAACGGAAGGGATGCCAACGTCAGGTGATACAGTTTTTAAAAAGACTAAAAGAGTTCCGACTATAGAAGGCGCTGACATAATAACAAGTTTCAAAGAGGCCGCAAGTTTGAAAACCGTTGCGGAATCGTTGGCGAATACGACATTAGCGGTAGTATTTGCAGACAATACGACTTATAGATCGACGGGTCAAATAAATTTTGAAAATTTTGAGTCAGAGACTGGAAGAAGCAAAGTTACTTTGATACCTTCAACGTCAGTTGATCCGTGGACGGTCACACCATAATGATTGATCCGGTTTATATATTGATCCGAACATCTGGACGGCCGTTGTTTTTCAAAAGAATGATGGAAACAATTAAAAATCAAACTTATAAAAATATTGTTACCATTATTCACAGCGACGATCCACGAGATCAATATATAAACGGGGATATTATTATAAAAGGTCATGTTTATGGCCCCGAATTTGGTGACGGAACTTATAATTTATATAATAATAGATTGTTAAGAACCATTCCGACAGGCCCTGGTTGGTATCATTTTATTGATGATGATGACGAATATAATTCTAATGATGTTATTGAAAAATTAGTTGAAAATTCAAAAAAAGAATGTGTAAATGTTGCAAAAGTTTCACGCTGGGATAAAACAATCTGGCCGAAAAACTGGGGAACTCAAAAAAGCTATCAAACAGAATGCTTTTTCTTGCACACTGACCATAAATTAAAAGCTCAGTGGTGGGGGAATCGTGGTGGCGATCATCATTATAGTAAGCAGCTAACAAAAATTTTACCAGTAAATTGGATAGAAAATTTATTGATCTGTAAAGCTCAAGAGGGAAAAGGGCATGGTTCGAAAAAAGACAAGGGCGGGAAACTTTTTGATTATAGTAAATCATTAAAACCTACTGATAAGATTCATGTTTTAGGTTTAAGCACAAATAAAAAAGGCCCTCGCAAAAACTGGATAAAAAGAAGAGAAATAAAAGAAGTTGATTATTTTACAGCTTTAGAAATGGAAGAGAAAAAAATTGCAAAAATTACGTTTAATGGAACGTATAAAAAAACAGTGGCTCGACCAATATATAAAACATAAAAAGAGGAGAAAATGAAAATTATGGAAATTGTAAACGATGTGAAAAATTTAGTTTTACAAAAAGATGACGATGACGGTTATATTCTGGGAGAAAAAGCAGCAAAAGAGCAGCTTGAAAAAATGTTAAAATATTACAGAATTAAAGTTGATAAAATAGAAGATAAAATATTAAAAAATGCTATCAAGGGCGGAATTGGTAGGTTAATTGAATCTATAAGATACGGTGAACTTGAATTTAAATTTGAAGATGGTATCCAGACAATTCAACATTTAAAAAATGGCAAAGGTGAAATTAAATATAGAGAAATTGACGGACGTGCAAAAACTCAAATGGCAGGAAAAGAACCTAACGATCATTACGGGAAATCTTACGCTTTGATGGGCGCTTTGTCTGAGTGGGGAGAAGATGCAATACAAAATTTAAAAGGAACTGACTTATCTCTAACGGAGGTGCTTGGTCTGGTTTTTTTGTCAGTTTAGAACAGGTTTGGCAATGGTGTGGAAATTTATTTTCCCGGAACCAGCCTATTGATGTTATAAAAAATTTAAGATACTCCGAACTTAGAGAGTGGAATTTTTGGCATGAACAAATGTCAAAGGCAGAAAAAAAATCTTTTGAAGAGGCGACAAAATAATGCCAGACTTTGCAGTCAAGACAGCTTTCACCGCGTGGGATAGAATAAGTCCTGTTTTTAACAAGATGGGGAATTCTGCTGATAAATTTGGCGGCAAAGCTACGAGTGCGTTTGGCAGAGCATCGGCGGCGGCCTCTCGTTTTGCTACGAGGGCGAAACAGTTCGTCTCTCTCGGTTTGGGCGCGGGCGCTTTAATGATTGGGAAAGAATTTATTGACTTTGACCAGGCCATTATTTCGGCGTCTGCAAAATTTCCAGACCTTAACAGAAATACTAAAGAAGGTCAAAAAACGCTTGAACAACTAGGCGTAACGGCCAGGAAAGTAGGCGCAGATACACAATTTTCAAGTTCGGACGCAGCCAAAGGATTAAATTTTTTGGCGATGGCGGGGTTTAACGCTCAACAGTCAATGGCTTTACTCCCTGGCGTTGTTGATCTTGCAACGGTCGGAGAGATGGACTTATCAAGAGCGTCAGATATTGCCAGCGATGCAATAGGCGCTTTTGGTTTAATGACTTCAAACACAACAGACCTCTCTAAAAATTTTATTAGAGTTCAAGACGTTATGGCGAAAACTATAACGTCAACAAACACAAATATGGAAGATTTATTTGAGTCAATAAAATTTGGAGCAGCTCCATTTACAGCGGCGGGTCAATCGATGGAAACTTTTTCGGCAATAGCTGGGAGAATGGCGGCGAACGGGATCAAAGGGAGTATGGCGGGAACTGCTTTGAGAAGTGCAATTTTAAGACTACAAAAACCAACTAGTGAGATTATGGGGGGGCTTGATGCTTTTGGTTTAACCGTTTCGGATTTGGCTGATCCTTCGACTGGTAAATTAAAGGATATGGTCGTCATTATGAAAATGATGGAAACCGGCGGAAAAAAACTAACAACAATTGAAAGAAACGCAGCATTGACAATGATAATGGGAAAAAATGCGGTAAGTGGTTGGGCGTCAGTAATGAACGAAGGTGTAGGAGTAACGGAAGAGTTAAAAAAATCTTTAGATGGTGCGGCGGGAACGTCTCAAAATATGGCGGCAATAATGAGAACATCATTATTGAACCAATTGAAAACACTACTGTCAACTATTATAGAAATTGGTTTTAAATTTATAGATGGATTTAAAGGTCAGGGAGCTGATGCGATTGGAACGTTAATTGATGTTGCTCGGGGGCTTGGCCCGGTTTTTGAGTTTGCAGGTGCGGCGATTTCTCAAATATTGTCTTTAATGCCGTTTTTAGTTACATGGTTTTTAGTTTATAAAGCGGCAGTATGGGGTTCTATAGTAGCACAAAAGGCATATGCTGCAATGGAATTTGTGCAAGTTTTAATGGCTACAGCAAAGGCACAGGGAATTTTGAACGCAGTAATGTTAATGAACCCAGTCGGGTTATTGATTATTGGAATAGGTCTACTTATAGCGGCGATTTGGTTAGTTGTTGATGGGTGGGACACTTGGGGTTCGGCTTTGTCTCTTTTGTTCGGTCCAATAGGTATGATAATAAATATGGTTAAATCAGTTTATGACAATTGGCAAGCCATAAAAGACGCTTTTAACGACGGGGGTATTTTATCCGGTCTAATGGCAATCGGCAAGGCAATTTTATCTGGTCTTTTGGCTCCGATTGAACAGTTACTCGATTTACTATCAGCTCTTCCAGGGGTAGGAAAATATGCAGCGGCGGGAATGGCAAAAATTAAAGGATTTAGAGAAGAACTTTTCGCACCGCCGGAAGAGGTTAAAAATGTTAGATCAAACATTTTCAGTCCTGACAAATTTATTATTCCACAAAATCAGGGGAAAATATTAGAAACAGCAGAAAAACAAGAAAAATCAAATATATTCAATCCTAAAAATTTTATGATGCCGCAGCCGATGCAAGATATTAAAAAAACATCTAATGTAAATAATATAAAAAACGAAAATAAATATCAAGCGCCAAATGAAAATTTATTAAGAGCGCAGCAGGTCAGGTTAAACGGAGAAATAAATTTTAATAACGCTCCCGCCGGGACAACGGCAAAATCAAAAACAACCGGATCGCAAAGTTTAATTAAAATGAATATGGTGGGGGCTAATCCGTGACATGGTTAAACGAATTAAAACCGATAATTAAATTTACCAGTCCAGAGGGTGTAATCTTTGAAGCGCTATGGCGACAAAACGAAAGATCTTTTGAGAAAAAATTAGGCATTTCTTCAATCCCTAATTTTTATGGTGATATAGTAGAAGATTTAAATAGTAAATCAACCATGTATCCGTTAACGGTTTATTTTCAAGGCCCGTTTCATCACAAAGAGGCTGATTCATTTTTTCTTGAATTGTCTAACTCAGTCGGTCAATGGGAAGTTGTTCATCCAACAAAAGGAGTTTTGTCGTTACAACTTATTTCAGCCAGGGAAATAATAAATCCAACCGAAAATGGAAATTATACAGAATTTGACACGAGTTGGATCGAACCGGCGAACAAAACAAATTTAATTTCTTTTGAAGAACTTGCGAGCTCTATAATATCAAGAGGTCTAAATTTAGTTGATGATTGCCAGGTATTATTAACGCAATTAAGAACTGATACTTATGCAGCTATTCAAGCAACTATAAAAACATTTAATAAAATTACTGGGTTTATGGATGCAACAATTAAACAGTTAGCAATAACAGACGCTTTGATTCAAGACTCATATTTGTCGGCGAAATCTGCCTTGTTAAATGCTGTAAATAATTACTCAATTGACAGTCCTGACATTGCACCGGTCGGCGCAGCCATGGCGGCACTTGCAGTTATTCCCGTTTCAGCGTCAACAGACTTTAACACACGTTTTTCATCGTATGATAATTTAACAACAAAAACATTAACACTTTCACCGTTAAACACGACAGAAGAAGATTATAACACGGTTTTAGTACAAGAGTTTGGTTTGACTATGGGACTTCTGGCCATAGGTTCTATTGTTTCAGACTCTGATTATCAGAGCAGGGACGAAATAATTTCTGCAATTGAAAAGATGACAACTATTTTTAATAGTTCAGTTGATGCGATGGATTTAGTTCAAGATAATTTTTCGACATTAACCGTTGACAAACAATATTATTCTCAATCAACAATTTACACTAGTTTAGCTGGCATATATTCAGACAGTATAAATTATTTATTATCTCAATTTTATAATTTAAAGTCTGAAAAAAGATTTACTCTGAAAAAAGCAAGGTCTCCAATTGAAATTACTGTCACAGAATATGGCGACTTGAATTTTGATTCAAATTATGCTTTATTTTTACAAAGTAATAATTTAAATGGCAATGACATCTTATTGATTCCCGCCGGTCGTGAGGTTATTATTTATGTTGGATAGATTACCAGGTAAATCAAAAAATGAAATGACTTTGATAATAGAGGGACAGGAAATTATTTTTTCAAAAGGTGAATTATTTTTATCGATTGACACTTGCGCTCATGCTTTTAGTTGTGTGGCTCCCTGGTTCCCGGGACTTGATCCAAAATTTGATGAGATAACAAAACCGTTTTCATACAGCGAGTGTGGGGTTTATATCGGCGGCGCTCTACAAATGGAGGGTATTCTATATGATATTACAAACACCAGAAATAATTCAGGCACTACCAAAAAACTTGAGATATACAGTAAAACGGCTGATATTATCGACAGCTCTGTCCGGTCTCCATTCTCAGAAAGAAATGTAACATTGCTTGACAGGTGCAAATCTCAGATGAAAGAATTTGAAATTGACGTTGAACTTGATTTAGGTGTCGATGTCGGCGGCAAATTTTCGAGGGTAGAGGTTGAACAAACAGACAATTGTTTTTCGGAGCTCGCAAAATTAGCCAGTCAAAGAGGTTTGCTTTTATCTTGCAATAAAAAAGGCGCTCTTTTGATAATAAAACCTAATGTCAACGGGAAACCAGTTGGAACTATCCAGGAAGAAAATCCGCTTGCTGATACGTATACAGCAAGTTTCAAGGGGCGTGATCGGTTTAAACGTTACGAGGCAATAGCTTCCTCTTCTAAATCAAGTAAAACAAAATTAAAACAACGTGCAGTTGATCCAGGAATTTCAAGGAATAGATTTCTTACTTTTACTGCTTCCGATAGTCTACCAGGTGAGGCAAAAAACGCAGCCGAATGGCGAAAAAATAAAAGTGCTGCCGATGCTCTGACTTTTAATTTTCCGGTCAATTCTGGTTATGCTCCAAACGATGATTTATGGAGTGTAAACACAACAGTTACCGTTAAATCAGAAATGATTGGAGCAAAAAAAGGCTTTACATTTTTAATCAGTCAAGTAAAATTTGGTTATGATAGCGGGGGGCTTGTCGCCGATCTTATGTTAAAACCGCCAAAATCATATACGACAGGAGAGGTCAATCAACCATGGGACTAGGGATTATAACAGGCCGTGAAATTGCAAAAAATGGCGACGGCGAAAAAGAAAGGTTAATCTTGCAAGTACAGTTTACAGCCGATGACGTTCGGCCCGTGGAAATGGTTGCACAGGCTGGTGAGGACACAAATCCGGCAGATGGATGTCGGGTTATGGTTTTAGAAGCAGACAAATCATATAAAATTGTTGTGGCAGTTACTGACGATCTATTGCCAGAATGCGAGCCCGGAGAAAAAGAAATATATAGCACAGACAGCCCAGCAACGGCAAAATTAGCCAGGATAAAATTAAATAAAAATAGCGAAATTGTAATAAATCAAGGTGAGGATTTCGCTGTCAGATTTTCAAAATTAAAAGAAGTTGTTGAAGAAATACAAGATATAATAACAGCTTTACAAGATGCGCTTTCGAATTGGATTCCAGTCCCACAGGACGGGGGAGCTTCTTTGACCGCAGTTGGTCTGGCTAGTTGGCTACTGAATTCTATTGAGAAAAATATTGACGATTCAAAAGTTGAAGAGGTTAAACTTCCATGATTTACAACAGATTTCAAGGTGATCCTGCAGTCAGATTAAAAAACGGTGGGGCTTCTATGCAATTTATTGATGGCCAACCGGTTATGGATCAAGGTCTAGAAAATGCCGTTCAAATTTCTTTGTTTACAAAAAAAGGTTGGTGGGGAAATGTTTTGTTCAAAAATGAAAGCCAAAAAATAGGGTCAGATTATCAGGAAATCAGAACGATTATTGACCTGCAAACTATAAACGATTATACCGATGCCGGGGAAAAAGCGCTCGAATGGATGACAAAAACAAAACTTGCAAAAAAAATTGATGTTGTAGTTAATAATCCGCTAGGAAATCAAATACAAACTAAAATTTATATTGCACCGCCGGGAAATGATGTCAACGAATTGCTTTTTACAAAAAACGGTTTGAATTGGTTATCTCAGGCAAACAGCCCGGCACATAAGAGGTTTTTAAATGGCTAATAGAGTACCAACACTTCAAGAATTATATGAGGCCCATTTATCAAGGATTGAAGGTAAGATTAATCAAACGTCACCTACGAATGATAAAGCGTTTAATAAAGTTTTAGCTGCAACTGAGGCGGGTTTAGACATAGGTTTATATAAATTTCAGGCAAACGCAGCAATCCAAAATTTAGCGCTCACAGCAACGGCGGACGGTCTGGACCGAATCGGAAATGATAACAGTACACCGAGAAAACAGGCTCAAGCTGCAATTTTGACGGCTGAAATTATCGCGATAACCGGAACCGTTATTTTACAGGGCACTAATTTTGTCGGCGATTCTAACGGGATAAGATACACAACCGAGGCAGACGCAACGGCGGCGGCTGGCGTTGCTACAATTTCTTTACGATGTACTGAGACCGGTACAGAGGGAAATCTTGATAACGAAAATATCTTGTCTATCTCTTCTCAGGTTGCAGGAGCAGAAACTACTTGCGAGGTTACGGCTACAACTCAAGAAGGAATAAACAAAGAATCTGACGCAGATTACAGGCCGCGCGTTTTATTCGCACAGCGAGCGGTAACGGGAGGCGGTAACGCTTCCGATCATAAAATATGGGCCGAAGTCGTGACGGGAGTTAAACGGGTTTTTCCTTATTCTGGGCGGCCAGTTGCGGAAGGCGATTCTTTCCCGGGGGATCGACAAATTTATGTTGAAGCAAATACAGACGTAAATCCGGATGGAATAGCGCCAGGCAGTATGATAGATGACGTACGGGATGCAATAAATATTGATCTAGACACCGGTTTATCAAGACCAACTTTAGGTTTGACAGATAACACTTTATTCATAGAGTCAATTATCAGAACTGAAATTTATATAACTATAAATAATTTAAATGTTTCAGCCGAAAATATAACTAATTGTAAAAATGATATTGAAACCGCAATTGAATTTTATTTATATTTAATAGCACCATATGTGGCGGGAATTGATTTAATCAGAGATAGAGTTGACACCATAACGTCAACCAGTGTTTCGGAACCAATACAGGACGTTTTAAGGAGTTACGGAGCGTCATCAACATCAATTGCATTTGGTTTAGCCGCAGGAGTCCCGGAAATTAGTTACACGTTAGATATAAATGAGCTTGTTAAATTGGGGGCTATAGAATATGTCTAAATCGATTGTTAACGCTTTACTACCCGAAGGCGACTTTTGGACTCCGGAAGAGTTAGACGACTATGATTTATTGCTTGAAGGGATTGGAGAGAATTCAAACGTTGTAAAAATAGAGTTAAATAAATCAAGGCATTTTAGGAATCCGGCCTTGACAACATTGCTAGAAGAACTTGAAAATGATTATGGTGTAACTCCCCCGGTCGGCGCAACCGAAGCAGAACGCCGGTTAACGCTTGCGGCTTCGATGTTTTTACAATCTACAACAGGGGCGGCGGATGCTCTTGAAACAAAATTACAGTTTGCAGGTTTAGACGTGCAAGTCCATGTAAACAGTCCGGCAGTTGATCCGGCATTATTTTTAAACTTTTTTTCAGCTCCCCAGGGACAATTGATCATAAACAACCCAGAATTGATTGAAGAGTTTACACTACCAATTGATGCTGGGTACTGGCCACAAATATTTTTTGTTGGTGGGGATGCAACCAGGGACATAAGCGGATATTTGACTAATATTGATCCAGCTAATATTGATCCAGACAAAAGACGAATTTTAAAGGATATAATTTTAAAACATAAACCATTATTTGTGTGGTGTGCATATGTTGATGTTTATACAAAATATTTAGACGGTTTGCCAACATACCTTGACGGTACATGGTATCTTGACGGCTACGGTGGGGAGGTTTAACAATGGCTTTTAATTTTGCAAAAACTAGAACGTGGAAGGACGGAACAACTCCGGCGACGGGAACACCGTCGTTAGGTAGTTTATTTGACGCAGAATTTGACCAATTATACGAAAATGATAATTATATCAAGGATATAATCGACGCTTTTAACACTTACGAAGTTGCGGCAGGTGAGGACGTGACGGCGGGAAAAGTTGTTGAATTTATCAACGGATATATTCAGGATTTTAAAGGCGATGTCAAAGATTTAAATAATGATCCCGTTGTTTTTGAATCCGCGACAACTACCTACATATCAGCGGTAGCGCTAACCTCAGATAAAGTTTTAGTCGCATATAGAGATGACGGAAATTCAAACTATGGAACGTCAATAATTTTATCAATTTCGGGTACTACTATCACAGCGGGAACCGCAGTTGTTTTTGAATCGGCTGCAACTATCTACATTTCAGCGGTAGCACTAACAGAGGGAAAAGTTTTAGTCGCATATCGGGATCAAGGAAATTCAAACTATGGAACGTCAATAATTTTATCAATTTCGGGTACTACTATCACAGCGGGAACCGCAGTTGTTTTTGAATCGGCTGCAACATTATATTGTTCAGCCGTAGCGCTTACAGAAGACAAAGTTTTAGTCGCTTATCAGGATGGGGGTAATTCGAATTATGGCACGTCAATAATTTTGTCAATTTCAGGTACTACTATCACAGCGGGAACCGCAGTTGTTTTTGAATCGGCGTCATCTTCATATATTTCAGCCGTAGCGCTTACAGAAGACAAAGTTTTAGTCGCATACACAGACGTTGGTAATTCAAGTTTCGGAACGTCAATAATTTTGTCAATTTCAGGTACTACTATCACAGCGGGAACCGCAGTTGTTTTTGAATCGGCTTCAACATTATATTGTTCAGCCGTAGCGCTTACAGAAGACAAAGTTTTAGTCGCATATACAGACGTTGGTAATTCAAGTTTCGGAACGTCAATAATTTTGTCAATTTCAGGTACTACTATCACAGCGGGAACCGCAGTTGTTTTTGAATCGGCGTCATCTTCATATATTTCAGCCGTAGCGCTTACAGAAGACAAAGTTTTAGTCGCATATACAGACGTTGGTAATTCAAGTTTCGGAACGTCAATAATTTTGTCAATTTCAGGTACTACTATCACAGCGGGAACCGCAGTTGTTTTTGAATCGGCTTCAACTGCCTATATATCAGCCGTTGCTCTGACAGCCGATAAAGTTTTAGTCGCATATACAGATTTAGAGAATTCAAACTATGGAACGTCAAAAATATTAGAGACAAATAATTTTAGCAAAGCAATCGGGATTGCAGCAGAAACAAAGACGGCTGGTGAGGATTGCAATATTACAACGTTTGCAAATAACAAATTTGTGACAACAGGACTTGCCGGTTTATCAGCGGCACAACGATATTATGCAGCTTCCAACGGCGATTTAATCACAGCGCCGCTCACAGTGTTTCAATTGGTTTTAGAGATTTTCACGCCAATCAATTTAATGGTTGGACTAGGTGTCGATGCCACAACATTACTAGTTGATAATTTGCTTTACGGAGGCGATTTATAACAATGGCTTTTAATATTGCAAAAACTAGAACGTGGAAACCTGGGAGTTCACCGGGAAATGGAACACCTGCCCGGGGGACTTATTTTGATGCAGAATTTAATCAAAATTACGAAAATGATAATTTTATAAAAGACGTTATTGATGGATTTAAGACTTATGAGGTGGCAGCGGGTGAAACGGTAACGGCGGGAAAAGTTGTTGAATTTATCAACGGGTATATTCAGAATTTTAAAGGCGATGTCAAGAATTTAAATAATGAGCCGGCCGTTTTTGAATCGGCGGAAACTTTCGATTGTTCATCGGTAGCACTGACAGCCGATAAAGTTCTAGTCGCTTATACGGACGGGGGTAATTCAAATTATGGAACGGCGATTGTTTTGTCAATTTCTGGTACCGTAATCACGGCGGGAACCGCTGTAGTTTTTGAAGCGGCTTCAACTTCCAGAATATCAGCGGTAGAGCTTACAGCCGACAAAGTTCTAGTTGCTTATAGGGACAATGGAAATTCCGGTTTTGGCACGGCGATAGTTTTGTCAATTAGCGGTACCGTCATAACGCCGGGAACCGCCGTTGTTTTCGAATCGGCGTTGATTATATATATATCAGCAGTAGCGCTTACGGCCGACAAAGTACTTGTCGCCTATCGGGATGAAGGCAATTCAAATTATGGAACGGCGATAATTTTGTCAATTTCTGGTACCGTAATCACGGCGGGAACCGCTGTAGTTTTTGAAGCGGCTTCAACTTCCTATATATCAGCAGCAGCACTGACAGCCGATAAAGTTCTAGTCGCTTATACGGACGGGGGCAATTCAAATTATGGCACGGCGATAATTTTGTCAATTTCTGGTACCGTAATCACGGCGGGTTCAGCCGTTGTTTTTGAATCGGCGTTGACTATATATATATCAGCAGTAGCGCTTACAGCCGATAAAGTACTTGTCGCCTATCGGGATGAAGGCAATTCAAATTACGGCACGTCAAAAATATTACAGACAAATAATTTTAGTAAAGCAATCGGGATTGCAGCAGAAACAAAGACGGCTGGTGAGGATTGCAATATTACAACGTTTGCAAATAACAAATTTGTGACAACAGGACTTGCCGGTTTATCAGCCTCACAGAGATATTATGCAGCTTCCAACGGCGATTTAATCACAGCGCCGCTCACAGTGTTTCAATTGGTTTTAGAGATTTTCACGCCAATCAATTTAATGGTTGGGCTAGGGATAGATGCCACGACATTACAAGTTGACAATTTGCTTTACGGAGGCGATTTATAACAATGGCTTCATCTAACTCCTAATTTATTTTTCCCTGGGCGTTTGATAAAATTAAGCGCCTGGGGTTTTTTGATCGGAGCCGAATAATTCTTTATAAATCAAAAAACCTTTATCATCTTCAATAACCCCAACCAGGCAGTCAAAACATTTGACCAAGCGCTCAAGGGGTTCTTCCGTCTCCAATAAAATTGACTCTCCGCATAGACAGTTATAGGTATATTGATTATCTGATATTTTTTTTATTTTAGCCATTTTATTATTTCAATTTAAATATTCAATTATTCCGTCAATAATAACAGCATAATTTCGAATTATTATTCTTGCTCTATATTTTAAAGAAAACTCTTTTAATTTTTCTATAGAGTTTTTTTCTGAGATGAAATTATTTTCCATAAAAAACGTCATACGTTTTTTGTTTTTAAAATCTTCTCTGAGTTTATCAACCATAGCTTGTTGATATTCACGCAATTTATTTTTGTTAGTTAACATTTGTTTTCCTTTCCCCTTTCAGGAGAGGTTATTTTTAATTTTTTATCAAAACAGTTTTAGTCTTTAAATATTTAGTCATTTTTAAACCCATTGCATTAGTTATACGCTCAAACCCGTCTCTTTTATCAATAACAAAAGAAGCGTTTGTTGGCGTGAAAGCTTTTTCTATGCTTTTTTTTAATAGCTCTTTATGTTCCTCAGTTTCTTTGTTTGACTCCATTACACGATCTAATTTCTCTAAATACATTGCTAGTGTATAAATATATCCGCCTATGATTTTTTTAGCCCAATTCACTTGCTTTTCTGATCCCTCTAAAATTAAATTATCAATACGTTTTGCTATCGCTTCATTTGTATAGTTAATTTGTGTATTCATTTGATTGCTCCTGTTTTATTGGGCTTAATGTCCCCTGTTGATATATACAATATATATATTTTATATACACTTGTCAACAAAAAAATATTACTTGACAAAAAAAATTCACTTTTTATTATAAAATTTATGGGAATTAAAGAAAAAAACGTTATAAACGAGCGATTATTAAACCTCAAACCGAATGAGCGACTAATTCGATTAAATGCAGGTATGGCGTGGACCGCTTCACCTAAACAAATATATAGAGCATCTAAAAAAATGAACATAATCGTAAACAAAGGTGATATGATTTTAAAACAAGCTCGGCCTTTTCATGGCGCTCCGGTCGGCTGGCCTGACCTGTCAGGTTTTACACAAATAGAAATAACCTCCGATATGGTGGGAAAAAAAATTGCAGTTTTCACCGGTGAAGAAGTCAAGGCGACTGGCTCACCGATTCTCAAAAAGCATCAAAAATTATGGCAAGAATTGATTTTAAAAATGGGCGGGATATTTAAAGTCTTGACAGAATAAAATTAAAATATATAAATGTCTTATGACTGATTTTATCAGTTAAATAAAAAAAACTGTTTACCCGGTTTTATTTATTCTTAAAAAATTTTTCTTCAAATTTTACTTTATAATTTACTTCAATTTTTAAGCCTGTATTTTTTACAGGCTTTCTTTTATTAACTCCTCATAATTTATTTTAGCTTCTTTACATTTTAAATCTAGTAAAATATTTGACTCGTTTTTTTCTATACGATTTTTAATTTCATTTTTCCAGTATTCATCTTTATTTTTTTCAGCTTTTTCAATAACTTTTTGAAGTAGGTCTTTAATTTTTGATTTTCTTATTAACATTTTTTTAACCTTTTTTCTTTTTTCATGTCATTACCTCCTCATATAATTTATTTTGTTCTTTTTGTTTCTTAATTTTATCTATTACAAAATGAACCCATTTAGACTTGTAGCCTTTAATTTTTGCAATTTCATGTAACAAGGGAATGTTTACCGTGTAACGTTCGTCTGACGTTAATTGATGATATACCCAGGTGACAGCATAACCGCATTCTTTCGCTATTTTTAGAAGTGCAACAATTAAATCATTGGAGGGATCGGTTTTATATTGCATAACTATACTGTTGATATTATCTTGATATTTTTTGCGCTCAAGGGATGGCATTTTTGCCATTGACACCGGTTTAGGGGCTTTTTCGAGTTCAGTCGGGACAACAACCATTGGTTGACGGGCATCCGGTTTCTGGTCTTTATTATGAATACAAGTTGAACAATGCGGCTTTTCGCAATAAAAAAAATCTAAATAAGGACAAAGTTTTATATTAGTTTCAAGTTTTTTTCGTTTTTTCTTTTTTAACCCTTCAAAATTCCATTTAATTTGCGGGACATAATGGAGCGGGACACCGGGGTAATCTTCTTCTTGATGTTCTAAAATTAAATTTACATGGTCAAAAAAGAGGGCTTTTGTTTTAACGTATCCGGTTTTAATGTCTGTAAAAGGTCTTAAAAGACGTCCGATCATCTGCAAATATAAAGACTTTGATAAAGTTGGTCTTATACTGGCACCGTATTCAATCCGGGGAATATCAAGGCCGTAAGTAGCTATCTCGCAGTTTGTCAGTCCATCAATTTCCCCATTTGTCAGGGCGTTAATTAAATCTGCTCTTCTTTTATTAGATAATTTTCCTTCGAGGCAATGAAAATTAAACCCTCTATTTCTAAAATTTTCGGCGGTCTCATAAGCGGCTTTTACATTTCTGCAAAAAATCAAGGCAGCCATTCCCTTTCCGTGGGTCTCATAATGGCCGACTACCTCACCATATATTTTTTTCCTTTTTAATAGATCGTCTAACGATTCGGCGTCTAGTTCGGTACCACTTCGCTTTAATTCGTCTAACCCTTCAATCGGGGGTGCGAAGTAGTCGAGTTGGGTCAAATATCCTTTTTCTGTTAACCAGGGTATTGAAGGCCCTTCAATTAAACTTTGATATACTTCGCTTAAACCTCTTCCGTCAAGGCGTTCCGGCGTGGCAGTAAAGCCGATTTGTTTTGATGTTTCCGGGAGATGCGAAATAATTTCAATTTGACGATCAAGAGCAATATGAGCCTCATCAAAAAATATAAAATCAGGCCAAACTTTTATTTTTTCATAACGGCGAATTAAAGTGTCTTTTGATACGACATGTATTTTGTACGCTTTTGACTCGTTTGAGTTAGCGGAAATTAGCCCGTGTGAGACTCCCCATTTTAACAGGTGCTTACTCATTTGAAATAATAATTCATTTCGGGGAACCACTACCCAGGCAGTTTTATTTTTAGTCAGGATAGCTTCGCACATTGCAGCCATGATTGGAGTTTTGCCGCCGCCCGTTGCTAGCTGAATACAAATTGAATGATCTTTTATTAACGCTCGTCTAGCTCTTATAAAAAGATCGTCTTGATAGTCTCTTAAACCTCTCAAAATAACTCCCTTTGGTTAATATCATAGTTAGTGATTAAAATTTCAATCTGACGGCTTTTTAAAGTTCGGCGCTCTCCGATTTCTATTATATTTAAATTTCTTTCTTTAGCCTGGGAAACTATAAACGGATTATTAAACTCTGACATTGCAAATTTTATACCAGACTCTGTTAAAACATTAAACAAATCAATAGAATCGATTTCTATAAAGCCTTGATTGTAATTATTTTCGGTGTTCAAATATGGCGGGTCGGCGTAAATAAATGACACGCTTTTATTTATTATTTTCTTTCTATATGCTATTTTATTTAATGCTTGCCGAAAGTCAGAATTAAGAAATTGAACATTTTGTATTTTTTCAAAATATATTTTTATTTTATTTAGTGTTTCTTTTTTACTATTATCTATTCCAAATTTTAAAGTATCACCTGAACCCATATAACCAAAATTACTTAAATACAAAAATCGGACGGCTTGCCAGACCGGTTCAATTTCTTTTTCTGTTTTCCAGTTCTTAAAAACAGACTCGTGATAAGGCGTTATTTCCATATTATCATACAACTCGTCTGGACTATTTTTTAAAACCATAAATAAATTATAAACATCGTTATCAATATCGTTCATAAAATTATAAGCAACGCGTGGCTTGTTAAAAAATAAACCGCCCGCGCCGAAAAATAATTCTATATAACAAGAATGCTCTGGAAAATAACTAATTATTTTCGGCGCCAGTTTTGTTTTTTTTCCTAATCTTCTTAACATTTCATATTCTCTTAATCAAATAACATTTCTAAAGTATTGTCATCGGTTCTAATTTCAATCTCTTCTTGATTCTCTTTTTCAACTTTTTTATTTACAATTCCATTCAAAACAATGCACCGGCGGGATTTACCATCATAAGGAAAGTATTTCGTGTTTTTCCCTTCAAGATCGACGGCGCCCGAATGCCTGGCCAAAATTTTATTGTAACCGGGGCCCCGTCCTATAATTTTCATAATTAAATGATTTTTATTTGCAATAGCCAGGTCAAAATTATCTAAAAGTAGCAAACCATGACGGCCTAAATATTGCCTGTATTTTGTTGCATCAATTTCCGTAACATTGGTTTCTCCTATCCCGTGAGGTTTTGCCATCGTTGCTATTCTCGTTAAACATTCCATTATTGTTATTTTTTCACGCGTATATCCGTCTAACGTTTCAATTTGTTCTTCTAGTAATCTATCAAGCAACTCATCAGCTTCGCTTCTATGTTCTTCTATTATTTGGTATGAATAATATTTTTCGATCATTTTGTCTATTTGTTCATCGCTTGGATTTTCCTGACCGGCCCAAACTACCATAAACGCACTAACAAGCATGGAGTCGGCAAGGCTTGACCTATAATCTCGTTTAGTTTTAACCCTTACCCTATCAACAATTTTTCTTGATAACTCCATAATCAATTTTAAATTTATCCAGGTGTAAGAACGAATTGCTCTACAATTTTTTTCGTCAAGCAAATTTGCAAGTTCTATTTCAAGCGCTTGCCAGTTATCATTATTTTTTGGTGTAACCATGTTGATTCTAAAAATTCGGTTATCGTCGGCGATTTTTTCGATTGTTGGATCAATTGCAATAAATCCAAACATGTTTTGCATTTTATAACCAGTCCAACCGCCGTCTTTCGTGCCCTTGATGGTGTCTGGCGCGTCCTGAGTAACGCTAACTCTCATTAGAGAAAATAAATTTTCTCTGTTTCCAGGTTTGCCGCCTCCGGCCTCCCCTTCCGACTCATCGCATAAAACACCGCCAGTATCATGTTTCATTTTGCCACGAATTCCGGGTACAGTACTCTCAGAACCGTTTAACCACTCACAGCAAGATAATTTTCGCATGCAAACATTTGCAACGGTCGTTTTACCTGAACCAGATTGGCCAGTCATTAAAATCGCCGGTCTATATTCAAGCGCACCGGCAAACGGTGCAAGAATTGACCAGGACAGGCAGCGCACAGCGTCGGCGGGAGTCTCAAAAGACATTTTGAAAGCTAAGTTTTTTATTTTAATTCTTATGTCATGCCCGGCGGGATCATCGCTTAATCCGATGTCTTTTCGTGGAAGTCTTAAATATATTTTTTTATTGTCCCATTCTCCAATAGTTTTTACCCCGTCGTGATAACTAATTTTATCGCCGTCTCTCCAGGCTCCCCTCCCTCTAACCATTGTTTCGTCAAAATCTCGTCTTTGCGAAATTCTGACAATATCATTTATGGCGTCATCCCAAAAAATTTTGTTATCCATTTGACTGTAATTAACTCGCCAGAAAGTTAAACCGGCCAGGACAGTTAATTTATTTTTATTTATGCCGTCCAACGTATATTTGACAAGACGTTTTTCTTCCGTAACAAACGCCGCCCTCCCATCATCGCCAATTCCTAAAAGTTCAAAAGGGGAATCCATGTAAACGCTAGGTATTGAGTCAGATAGAGGAGCGCTTGAAGATATTTTTTTTTCGGCTGACTGAACGGGCAATTCGGCAGCCTGGGGAATTTCGGCGGGCTCTTCAAGCGCTCTCCTGTCTGACTCAATATTTTTATTATCTTTTATATAATTAACAAATTCGTTAGGTTCCATCACTTTTAAAATTTGTTCAATATCTGAACCGTCTGATTTTATTTTTCTGGCAGCAAGAACCGGATTTATTATTTTAGCGTTTGCCAATTGTTTTTTTATTTTTTGCGCTGCTATGTATCCAGGTTGTAAAATTAACGGTTTTATTTTTCCGGCTAAATTTTCGTCAGAATGATTGTCTGGGAATTTTTTTTGGTCGTCATCATATAAAATAAAGACTTCTTCATTTTTAAGAAATGACCAATCAGGCATACCGGATTTCCCGGAACCGCCTGACCATGAAACATGATGAAAGCCTGTTAAATTTTCCGTGCCAATATCAGCACATTTTGCACCTTCATGAATTATAAACGGTTTTTTTTCTTTGTTTACCAGATGACGATTGTAAA